TGGGTAATATTGCAAACGCTGTTATTAGATTAGAAGATAATGCTTTTATCCCATTTGATTCAGCTAACACAGACTACCAAGCATATTTAGCATGGATTGAACAAGGCAACACGCCAGAACCAGCAGAGGAACAAAAATGATTAATTATGAATGGAAAATAACTGAAATAACCGCAGATGATGAGTTAATTACTCATGCTAAATATCACATTGTTGCTAATGACGAGGAAAATTCTGTAGAAACAGAAGGAAATTGGTGGTTTAGTGATAAAATCTTAAATAAACCATTAGCTGACATTAAAGAAGAAGATATTGTTTTATGGATCACAAATGAAACAACAATTAATGGTGTTTGTCATATTACTAACAACCTTAAAAATCAGCTAACTTCTTTGAAAATCAACAAAAAAGCCCAATTACCATGGCAACCATTAAAAATTAATATAGGCGAAATATAATGGCACAACCAATAGATATTATCTCAAGAGCATTAAAAGACATTGGTGCATTAGCAGCAGGCGAAACTCCAAGCCCTGAAGAAGCTCAAGACGCATTTGATATGCTTAATGATATGTTAGATCAATGGTCTAACGAAGATATGATGACTTATTATAAAACAGAAATTGTCTTTCCTATTACACCAGGTCAAACACAATATACTATTGGCCCAGGCGGTCAAATTGGTGCAAATGTAACAGGTTCTATTAGTGGCACTACTTTAACAATAACTGCTATATCATCAGGTGCAGTTGCTATTGGTCAAACATTATCAGGCACAGGCATTACACCAGGCACTACAATCGTTCAAATGCTTACAGGAGCAGGCGGAAATGTCAACGAACTTGGCACTTATCAAGTTAATATTAGTCAAACTGTTTCCTCTACCGCTATTAACTTATATTACCAAAGACCACTTAACATCGATTCTTCATTTGTTCGTATTAACACTAACTCTAACGGCGTTCCTATTATTAATGGAGGATTAGATTATCCAGTCGCTGTGTTAAATGTTGAAGATTACGAAATGATTGGTTTAAAAACTTTAAATGGTCCATGGCCTAAAGCGCTTTATTACCAACCAGCCGAAACTTTAGGTAACATCTTTGTATGGCCTAATCCTGCTCAAGGCGAAATGCATATGTTTGTAAATACGCTATTTCAAAGATTTGTTACTCAAAACGATTATATAAACCTTCCACAAGGCTATTCTATGGCGTTACGTTGGTGTTTAGCTGAACGTTTAATGCCTATGTATGGCAAAGCATCAGCTACGCAAATAGCTATGATTAATGCTTATGCAGCACAAGGAAAAGCTACAGTTAAACGCACCAATATGAAACCTGTTCAATCTGCAAGATTTAACGATGCGTTGTTGAGTAGTAGGCAAAAAGATGCCGGCTGGATACTTACTGGGGGATTCTTTAGATAATGGCTGATTTTGGCTTTGTTGGCCCTTCATACGAAGCTCCGTCAATATATCAAGACGCGCAAGAATGTATTAATTTTCGCCCTGAAATTGATCCGTTAAAGCAACCTGGTCAACGTGGTGTAGTAGCTTTATATCCTACACCTGGTCTTACATCTAAAATAGTATTTCAAAATAAACAAGAAGTTCGTGGTATGCGAACTGTATCAGGTGGTCAATATATGGTTGCGGTTGTTGGGCCATATGTTTATGTTTTAACTTCTACATTAGTTCCTACTTTAGTTGGTCAATTAAACACAAATTCAGGTCGTGTAAGTATTACGGATAATGGACTAAATGTTTATATTGTAGATGGAAGTTCACGATATACATGGCGCATTTCTAATCCTGCCAATGCAGTATTTACAGGCTCTATTTCAGGCACAACATTAACTGTTACTTTATTAAAAAGCGGCTCTTTAGCAGTAGGTCAATCATTATTTGGCGTTGGCGTATTAAATGAAACAGTTATTACAGCATTAGGAACAGGAACAGGCGGCACAGGCACTTATACCATTAACAACACACAAACTGTTTCTAGCGAACAAATGAACTCATCTGCAGTTGCAGCTATTATTACAGCTTCAATGTCAGGCTACACTTTAACAGTTACAGGCGTTACTTCAGGCACATTATATCCAGGTCAAACTATTCAAGGCGCAGGTGTTACGGCAGGCACAATTATTACCGCATTAGGTTCAGGAACAGTATTAAGCCAAACTATTGCAACTGCAGGAACAGGATATGCAGTAAATGATACTGTAACAGTATTAGGTGGTGTTTATGGAACAAGTCCTGCTACTTACACAGTTTCAAGCATTGGCGCATCAGGTGCAGTTACAGGTTTAACTGTTACAAGCGCTGGAAATTACACATCAGTTCCAGCCAATAATGTATCTACATCAAGTAGCGGTGCTGGCACAGGACTTACTTTAACACTTACTTTTGGAACAGGCACAGGCGGCACAGGAACATACGTTATAAGTTCATCTCAAACCGTTAGTTCTGAAACTATGTATGCGCTAAACTTTAGCATTATGCCTACAAGCGATGGTGCTTTTTCAAGCGCTAATACAGTTGATATTGTAGATAATTATTTTGTTTACAATAAAACAAATTCACAACAATGGGCAGCTTCTAATCCATTAAGCCCAATTACTAATCCATTAAGCTTTTCATCTAAAGATGGCGCTCCTGATAATCTTGTATCTTTAATTGTAGATCATCGTGAAGTTTATCTTTTAGGTGAAGCTTCATCTGAAGTTTGGGTAGATGTAGGTTCTTATCCTTTTCCTTTCCAAAGAGTTCCAGGCACATCAACTCAACATGGTATAGCGGCTAAATTTTCAATGTCACGCTTGGGCAATAGTTTTGCCTATGTATCGAGAAATAGTCGTGGACAAGGCCAAATTATGATGATGAATGGTTATGTTCCTACTCGCATATCAACTCATGCTGTTGAACAGACTCTATTAAACCAATATATAGATGACGCTATTTCATGGACTTATCAATTAGAAGGCCATGAATGTTATGTCGTTACATTTCCTACATTAGATTTAACATGGGTTTACGATATTTCTACTCAAATGTGGCACAAATGGCTATATGTAGACAATCAAAACGTATTTCATAGACATCGTGGTAATTGTTCTGCTGTATTTCAAGGTTTAGTTATGGTGGGCGATTATCAAAATGGCCAAATTTATGAATTAGACTCTTTAAATTATACAGATAATGGTGATGAAATTAGACGTATTAGACGTGCGCCTCATATTGTTACAGATTTACAACGTGAGTATTTAGAAGAACTACAAATACAATTTCAACCAGGCGTAGGTTTAACAGGCATTACCACGCCATTAAACAATGAAGTTGTAGGCGCTGATCCACAAGCTATGTTACGTTGGTCAAATGATGGCGGTTCTACATGGTCAAATGAACATTGGACTACTATTGGACAAATTGGCAAATATAAAAATCGTGCTATCTGGCGTAGATTAGGTTGGGCTAGGGATCGTGTTTTTGAAGTTGTAGTTACAGACCCTATAAATGCGGTTATAATATCGGCTAATCTTAAAGCTTCAGAAGGTGAAAACTAATGGCTACAGGAAATGGTATTTATGGAATTAATCAGACCAATCCATATCCACAGTCTGAATTTTTAGATCAAACTACAAAAAGACCAACTCGTGCTTGGCAACAATTCTTTTTAAACTTGCTTAATTTTAGTAGTTCATCTACAGCAACTACAGGAACAGCAACTTTACCTGCTAAACCAGCAGGATTTATTAATATAACGGTTAACGGAAAACCCTATAAAGTTCCATATTATAATAATTAAAATTTAACAATTGAATGGAGCAATTGAATGATTGAATATAAAGACGATAATTGGCTTGATAATTTACCCCAATTAAAACAAGTAATTGGCGAACATTATGAAGAATTAAGTGTTACAAAAGAGTTTCCATTAGACCCAGCATGGGATAAATATGAAAATTTATGGAAACAAAGCGCTTTAAAAATTGTAACTGTAAAAGATGATGGTGTATTAATTGGTTATATTATTTACTTTATAACTCCACATTTACACTATCAAACTTGTTTGACTGCTGTTGAAGATATTTACTTTTTAAAAAAAGAATATCGTAAAGGTAGAGTTGGTTTAAAAATGTTTAAGTTTGCTGATGCGTTACTTAAAGAGCAAGGTGTTAATAGAGTTATTTATAATACAAAAGTTCATTTAGATAACACAGCATTGTTTGAATATATGGGTTATAAATTTATAGATAAAGTATTTACTAAACTGTTGTAAAAAGGAAATTATATGGGTATTGGTTCAGTTATAGGTGGTGCATTAAGTTTAGGAGGATCGCTAATTGGTGCAAACGCTGCTTCAGATGCAGCACAAACACAAGCTAATGCAGCCAATGCAGCAAATGCTCAACAATTAGCTATATTTAATACTCAAAATGCTCAATTAGCCCCACAAAGAGCCGCAGGTTACAATGCTTTAAATCAAATTGGCGCATTATTGCCTGGTCAATCTACAACTTATGATGCTAATGGTAATCCCATAGGAACACAAACAGGCACAGGGTATCTTACCAATCAATTTAGCAATGCAGATTTAAATGCTAATTTAGCGCCTAATTACGCATTTCAATTGCAACAAGGTCAAGGTGCTTTAGCTAATCAATTAAATTCAACAGGCGGTCTTGTAGGCGGTAATTCTTTAAAAGCTATGCAAGATTATTCACAAAATTTTGCAGGTAATGCTTATCAAAACGCATTTAATAATTATCAATCACAACGTGGCAATATTTATAACACATTAGCTTCAATAGCTGGTATTGGTCAATCTGCACAAAGTCAATCTAATAATTTAGCTACTAACTATGGAACTAATGCAGCTAACTTAACTACAGGTGCTGCGGCAGCCCAAGCAGCAGGTTTAGTAGGTCAAGCCAATGCTTATTCAGGTGGCATTAATAATATTGCAAATCAATTCCAATTAGGAAGTTTATTAGGATCAAATTCTTATAATTCTTTGCCTAATATTGGTGGAATTGGCGGATCAATTAGTAATTATTTAAATGGTGGCTCATCTTTTAATAATTCGTTTTTTGATACAGGATTAACAGTTTAAAGGAACAATTATGGCATTTAATATCGATCCTTCAATATCTTTAAATGTAAAAGGCCCACAACAATATACGTTGCCTGATTTACTTAATATGGCTCGTGGTGCGCAAGCTTATAGACAAGCGCAACAAATTAATCCACTTGAAGTTCAAAAAACTCAAGCAGATGTTCAAACAGCACAAACTCAAGCCGCCAAAACACAATTAGCTTTAAATAAAGAAAAACTTGGTATTGCATTAAATACATTTAGTCCACTAATGAATGAACCTGATGTTATTGCTGCATCAAAATTACCATTAGATGCAACACCTGAACAAAGACAAGACGCTTCAAATAAAATTATTAAATTAATGGGTCAACATGAAATTGATGCAGAAAATGCAGGATTAACTCCATCAGAAGTTAAAAAATTAACATTACCTTATTATCAATTAGCAATGCAACAACCTGAAGCTTTTAGTAGATATTTAAATCAAGGCATACAAAGATTAGGTGGAGCAGACATACAAGCACAACAAAACTTACCAAGTGTTAAAACAAATGCTGCAGGTCAATTTGTTGGAATTACACCATCAACTGGTGAAACTACAATTGCAGGACAATCTGCTAATGCGTCAATACAAAATGCAAATCCAAGCACAGCAGAAGCAACTTTAAAAACAGGTGTTTCAACATCAGGTGTTCAAAATTTTAGCGATTATCAAAAAGATTTAACAACTAGAGTTCAAGCAAGCACCAATAATCTTTTAAGAACTTCTGAAGCTAGAAAATTAATGGAGCAATTTAAACCTGGCGCTGGCTCTCAAACTTATGCAGCATTAGCACAAAAATTACAAGCAATTGGTGCGTCACAAGATTTGGTTGACAGAGTTGCAGGTGGTGATTTATCTGCTGTTCAATCATTTAATAAATTTTTGGCTCAAAGCGTTATTGCAGGTGTTAGACAGGCTGCAGGTGGCGATCAAGCAAGAGTTGCAGAAGTTGAAAATTTCCTTAAAAATAATCCAACTGTAAGCACAGACCCTAGAGCATTAAATCGTTTGTTTGATTTTACAGATAAATTAGCTCAAAAAGACTTTGCAGAACAAGACTTTTTAACTCAAAAACTTAAAAATGGAACTGTAAATCCAGCTTCACATTTTGGTGAAGTTCAACAATTTTTACGTCAACAAGGATATATTCCTAAAATAGGCGAACAAAAATCTAAAGAACCTGCACAAGGTAATCATGGTAAACCTGTAGCACAAGCAACAAAAAATGGCGTTACTTATATTAAATATGAAGATGGGACTGTTTTACCTAAATAATGGATAATTTATATCAATCATTAGAAGAACGTTACGGATTACCTGCTGGCACTTTATCTGCTGTTCAAGATACAGAAAGTGGTGGCGATGATACAGCTATTAGCCCTAAAGGTGCTAAAGGTAGATTTCAATTTATGCCTGAAACAGCAAAAGCTTATGGAGTTGATGTCAACGATCCTGTAAGTTCTGCTCATGGCGCAGCACAATATTTGTCTGATTTAGTAAAACAATACGGAAGTGTTCAAGCCGCTTTAGCTCATTATAATGGTGGCACAAAAGCAGGTGAAGCTGTATCGCAAGGAGCAGAGCCTCCTGCAACAGAAACTAAAAATTATCTTACAAAAGTAAATTCAAAATTAACTGTGCCACAAGATTTAGAATTTACGCCTTTATCTGCCGATGTTAAAACTAATGAAATACCATCTGATTTAGAATTTACTCCAATTACTGAAACAACTGCAGCTAAAGAACCTAATAAATTTGAAAAAATGTCTTTTGGTCAGCAATCTTTAGAAGGATTACAAAAAAGATTTAGAGATTTAAGTCTTGGCGCAAAACAATTAGTAGATATGCCTGTAAAAGAAATTGCAAAAGAATATCCTGAAGCAACTGCAGCATTAGATAAATTTGGCGCTCAATTTGGATTACCAAGCGCTAAAGAAAGTATTGAACAAACTCCTAAAGAAATATTAAAAGAACGTGAAGAATATGCACCATTAATGAAAACTGCTGGTGGTGTTACAGGTTATTTAGCTGGTGATATTGGAACATCTTTAGCTGGTGGCTTGGCATTAAAAGGAGGTGGTTTAGCATTAAAAGAATTAAATGCTATTCGTGCAGGTGAAGCATTATTAAATCCATCAACATACAAAGCTGCAGCAGGGTTAGGCGCTGCACAAGGCGCATTACAACCAACTTTACCTGAAGAAAATAAGGCATTTAATACTGCAGCAGGTGCAACTATGGGAATGTTAGGTTTAGGCGCAGTTAATGCTTTAGGTAGAGTTGCTCAACCTGTAAAAGACGCTTTGGGTGATATTGGTAAACAATCAGTTGATATTCTTAAAAAAGCTGGCGTTCCTTTAAATGCAGCACAAACAACAGGTTCTGCATTATTAGAAAGAGTAAAAGAATCTCTTAATGACAATCCATTTACTGCTGGCGCACAAAATTTATTTACTTCAACACAAAACAAAGCTTTTACTAAAGCTATTGCTAAAACTATGGGTGAAGATACAACAGAAATTACTCCAGAAGTTATATCTAAAGCACAAACCAGAATTGGTAATCTTTATGATTCAATTGCAAATAAAATTAATATTAAAGCAGATGATAAATTTTTAAATAATCTTTCATCTTTAGATGAAGAAGCTAAAAATGTATTAAATGATTCTCAATATGGAATTGTTGATAAAAATATTAAAAATATTATTGATAAAGCTTCAAAAGAAGGCAATCAAATAAGTGGTCCACAATATCAAACCATTAAACGCACATTAGATAAATTATCAGGAAGTGCAGATAAAGACGTAGCTTCTTATGCAAGAGATTTAAAAGATGTATTAAATAAAGGATTAAGTGATTCAGCAGAAGCTGCAGGAAACAAAGAATTGGTTGCTCAATTAAAAGAAGCTAATAAACAATGGGGTAATATGCGTAAAATTGAAGATATTGCTTTAAAAAATGTTGAAGGTGGTGTTAGCCCTTCATTATTATATAATTCATTAACCACTAAAGGTAAACGTAATGCTTTTTATGCTGAAGACCCTGAATTAGCTAAATTAGCTGCAGCAGGTAAAATGATATTACCTAATAGATTGCCAAATAGTGGAACAGTTGCAAGATTAACTACTCAATATGCGCCTGCTGCAATTACAGGAGCTGCTTATGGATTATATAAAGGTGATTTAGAAAGCGCAGCAGAAGCCGCTGGATTAGTATATGCACTTCCAAAAGGTTTGCAAACAATTATAAACAATCCTGCTGCAGCAATGTATTTAGAGCAAGGATTAAAGCCAGGCATACGAAGAACTATGTTGGAACTACCTAAACGAATTCAAGCGCAAAGAATTCCGATTTCAGAATTTAATGCTTATTTACAATCAGTCCCACAAGCTAGGAAACAATAAATATGTCAGTCAATTTATCACCAGTCGGAAACGGCATAAATTTTTTAGGAACAACAGGGCAACCTCTTGCAGGTGGAAAAATATACACTTATCAAGCTGGATCATCTACACCATTAGCTACTTATCAAGATTACAATGGATTAATTCCTAATGCTAATCCTATTATTTTAGGCACAGATGGTCGTATTAGTGGCGAATTATGGTTTAGCGCAGGATATAACTATAAATTAGTATTAAAAGATTCTAATGATGTATTAATAGCAACATACGATAATTTATATGGAATTATTGGAACTATTCCTACATCTGCACCTACATTGCCAAGCGGAGTTATTGTTTTATGGTCAGGTGCGATTGGTTCTATTCCTAGTGGTTATTATTTATGTGATGGCACAAACGGAACTCCTGATTTAAGAGATAGATTTATTATTGGTGCTGGAAATACTTATTCAGTATCTCAAACAGGCGGTTCTGCTGATTTAATTGTTGTATCTCATACTCATACTGCAACTTCAGTTGTAACTGATCCAGGCCATGCTCATAATGTGCCATGGAGAAATGGAGGAGGAAGCAGTCAAGCAAATAATAATACAAATCTTTCGGCTAATACTGTTGGTGGATATGTTGACGTTACTCAATCAGCAACAACAGGCATTACTGTTGCTACAACAAACTCATCTACAGGAACAAGTGGCACAGGTGCTAATATTCCTCCATACTACGCATTAGCGTATATTATGAAGTCATAATCATGGTAAAGCATAGTTTAGATGAAGTAGATCATAGATTAAGCACACACGAGGAAATTTGTGCATTAAGATATGAAGCAATTAATGCAAGACTAAAGCGTTTAGAAACAATATTGTTAGGTTCAGTCGGTGCAGTATTGTTATTATTAATAAGTAATCTTTTAAAATAAGGAGTTTATATGCAATTAATTAAAGATTTATGGGCTGTTGTTCAGTCAGTATTACAAGTAATTAAAACATTAGTAGGTTATGTAAGAGCAGTTATTTTGGCTGTTGAAACACTCATTGGCAAAATTGCTCATAAGAAAGCAGAAGTTGCAATATCTGCACTTGCAGTATCACCAATAGTAGATGCACCTGTTCCTACACAAGTAGCTCCTACGCCTGTAATTAATGAAAATGGCGCTACAACAACTGTAGCTCAATAATGGATTTTTCTAAAATAACGTCAATGTTATTTCCTGTAATCATTTCAGCGATTGCATGGCTTTTATCGTCTATGACTTCTATGCAAAACGATTTAATTGACATTAAATCTAAAATGCCTGCTTTAATAACATCACAAGGCGTTCCAACAGATAGTCCGTTATCTGCTGCAGAAAGAGTTAAAATGAAAGAGGAGTTAAACAAAGAAATATCAGAACTTAATGTTCGTATCCGTATTTTAGAAGAACACGAGAAAAGAAAATGAATTGGTTATTACAAATAGCGCCAACAGTTGCTAGTGCATTAGGTGGCCCATTAGCAGGTTTAGCTGTGACTGTTTTGTCTAAAGCTTTAAATGTAGCGCCACATGAAGTCAATGACATAATTCAATCTAATAAACTTAATGCAGATCAAATTGCACAAGTTAAATTAGCCGAATTAGAATTACAACGTCAAGCACAAGAATTAGGCCTTGACTTTGCTAAAATAGAAGTGGCTGATTCTGTATCTGCTCGTAATATGGAAATGGCTACAA